CATAAGAAGTTTGCATAAATCAATTATAACCTATCAGTTTCCATCTATTTTATTCTATTTTATATCAAAAAGCTCTAAAGCCAAAGGATTCTGAAACAAATGGATTATCTAAACTGCAATGAGAAGCAATAATCATAGCAATAATGCCATCAACTTTTGCTGATTTATCTGCTTCATTCTTGCGAACTTTAATATTTCCATTCACATCTTCATAAACTTCACAGTTACCTAACTGCCATCCTACAAAGGGATTGCCATCATGCTTAATCTGCTGGTTCATTATCAGTTTTTCCACATATTTAGAAGGATTAGATAATACTGCCATCCCCTGCCCAACCTTTTTAACTGGTATTCCAGCATCATATAATCTAGCCACAAGGGATGCAGCATTATAGGCATCATATCCAACCTCTTTAACATTATAGATTTCACATTCTTGCTTAATATAATCTGATATTTCCCTATCATCCATTACATTGCCTTCAGTTAATTTCAGGATTCCAGAATCTATTGCAACCCTGAATATATCCTTGTAATGCTTTGGTATTAACTCATAACCAGCTTCAGGCAAAAAGAACTTCCAATGGGCTTCATAATCTAGCTCCCCAAATCTCTTTAGGGTGCAGACTGCATTTAGATCTCGAGTAGCGGCAAGGTCAAAGCCAATAAAGACTGCTTCTGGCTCTCTATTTGTTTCTGATATTTTACATTTTGGATCATCCCAATGGTTTCTATCGACCCATGCTGATTGGGCAGAAACATAGATATTTAGGGTTTTGCATAAGAACTCATTAAGTGCCGCTGGCTTATTCTTGGCTTCTTCTGCTCTCTGGGCAATAGCATCTTCAAAAATGCTGATTCCATGCATAGGGTTGGCTTTAGCCCAAGTCTTAGGATCTCGCCAATCATCTTGTGGATCAAGGGAATAGAGCAAACCAAACCACCTAGGGTTATCAGTTGCTTCACCATTTAAGATGGATTCCAGCATAGACATATCTTCAAAGAACTTGGTATCTTTGGTAAATGCGGCTGTAGTGATATAGATTCTTAAAGGGTTTTGCCTTGCTACCATGCCTGAATGTAGGACTTCGATTGAGTTCCTATCTAATATCTGGGCGGCTTCATCAACAATAATACAAGCCGGATTCTTACCATCGCCTGTCTTTTTTGTGTCTCTACTGAGTGCTTTGAACATTGTCTGGCTATCACCAAACTTGCCTATCTGATATTTGCTGACAGTAAATAGGCTTGATATTTCTTTGGGACTAGATTCAATAAATCCTTTAGCCGCATCAAAAACAATAGATGCTTGTTCCCTATTTGTTGCTAGGGTAAAGACTTCTGCACCAGCTTCCCCACAAGCCAATTCATAAAGGGCAAGGATGGCAGTTAGTGTTGACTTACCAGCTTTCCTAGGAATATAAAGGATGACATCTGTAACCATCCTTTTGCTATGGTCTTTCTTGGCTCTAAAGCCATAGATAGCACAAATGAAGAAAATCTGGAATGGTTCTAGGACTACATTCTGTCCAGCTTGATGCCCTTTAGTATGCTTCAGCAAAGAAGCAAAGCCTAGTAGGTGATTTGGGTAGTCTGGGTCAAATTCCCATTCCCATTCTTTGTTTTCATATTGGTTCAGGAATCGCTGACAGGCAAGCCGAACATTTCTACAAACTTCTATTTCACCTTTAGCAACCTGATTAGCATACATAATGCCATCTAGGTAATTCATCTTATCCTTTTACACCTCTTAAAAATTTGGATACTGCTGAGTTATCATCAGTATTGCCTTCTGTCTTATTCAATCTACCTCTAGGGGTTAGCCCTAGTTCATTCATTAATTGTATTACTAGCTTCAGGCAGTTGTTCCTGATTGATATGATTGGATTTGGAGCAAGTGTCTTTCCATCATTTGTTGATATAACTAAATCGCTACCAACTAGCTGGATGTTACATGAAACATACATATCGATCTGATCTGCCAGCATAGCCAAAGTATGCTTGTCCTGATCTGAGCCAATGCCATAGACATCGTAAAGATAGTTTGCAGTTTCATTTACAAAAGTTGTTTTATTCCAACTAAGGGGATTGCTCATCCACTCAGCTTCAGGTATTCTTTTTTTAACTGATTCAGGCAAAGCAATAGCACTATGTTCTGCTTTTGTGCCATGCACTAGATGGAGTTCAATTGGAAGTTTATTCATGGTTGTAGTTTACAAGCAACACCCCCCTATTGGCAACCCATTTTTCGCTTGATTGTTAGTCACCTTGCTTCTTGAACTGCCCGAAAAAGTTTAAGTTTATCCTCAATATCTTTCTAGAAGGCTTGCCAAGGGTCGCTATCACTCGCCAGAGAAGCCAAAATATATTTGTAGTCCCCTATGATGTAATCCTTGATTGGATCGCTGTAGTGCCTGTATATGCCCTGTTGTTCAAGTGCTGTCTTATGGCTATGGTGTTCTGGGCATAGGGATTGGAATAGATTATTAGTAAATGCTTCCTTACCTATTGCCTTCCATGCAAACACATGGTCTATATGCATAGCACTACCTATGCGACCCTCAGATAAACAGGCTTGGCATAGTGGCTGTATAGACAGTTGAGTTTGTCGCTTCTGTTTCCAAAATGCTGATTGATACATTGAGTTGAATTGTTTTCTATCCTCAGTATCTATCCACTCTCTACCACCATGCATAGTGCAGTATGAGTTCAGTTTGCTCTTGGTGTTCTTGCATCCAAGGCTTGCACACTTGGTATAGGTTGGTAATGATGGCATTGTGGTGTTAATGCGATACTTATTTATCCCACTCACTAAACTGGGTTTCAAACTCTATGATTGGATATGCCAATGCTTCTTTCATCCAATCTACATATTGATGCAGATTATCAATTGATTCATCTACTGCTGATGCTGTTGTGAATCCACAGGGTTTACCCTGAGTGTTATAAAAGACTTCAGCCAATGCGAATACTGGTTCACCTTCTTCTAAATACTTAACTATTCGGATATTCCAAGTCATTTTAGGAATGTTAATTTGTAGATTGTGCTATCTAAAAGTGTCATTACTGCATCTATTTCATTTTGGATGTTGGAATAATCAGATATAGCATCACGATTAGCAATAACATAATCCCTAATGGATGTTAGGTATTCCAATGGTTCTGCTGATGGATTGCCAAACATAGGTGGGTAATTATCGATAATTTGCCCTGTGCATCCTTGCCATGCTTCTGCTATGGTATCTGCCCCATCAATAATGCTCTCATAGTATTTTTGAAGGGCTTTATGAACAGAATAAGATTTGGTCTGCAAATGCATAAAATGGACAATAGTGCCAGAGTGCATCAATGTGCCAATAAATTCACCCACGATATTCTTATTCATTGCTGATTCTTCCTTATATCCTGAAGCAAATGCGGCTTGTGCTACTTGAATAGCTTTGGCTTTGGTGGCAAATGGTCCGGAAGATCCCCAAAACCAGCCTTTGTCTGTGTGTCTGAATGGCATTAAGCTATTTTACTACAAGTTTTGCAGATAAATCTTTCATTTAATCCATTGTTATAGATCAAGAAATACCCTTCGCTAGTTTTATGCTTATATTTACAGATTGAACAAACCCTTAAACTATGTACTAGCAATTTCTGGATGTATTTATTTATTTCAAGCATGGTTTCATAAAAAAGATGTATTATTTCAAGAACTTAATCCAACTGGAACAGTTATGGCAAATGAACCTATAAGCAATGTCCTATGTCAAGAAGCGATTAATGCATTTGCCCTTCAAGGGTCTAAATTATTAGCCGCTAAATCCCTGAATCTTAATCCTAGCACATTTACATCTAGGTATAACAATGGGATTGCTAGGGGTCTAGAGCCTACTGTAAAAATGGTTAAACCAGAAGAACCTGATCTATATCAAAAGCTATTAGAAGCCAAAGATAAGATTAGACAGCTTGAATCTTCAATATCTACACAAAAAAGGGAAGAACTTAATGAAAAGTACATTAAGAAAATTATCCTTAATATGGCAGATGCGAAACCAAAAATCCCAAATTGGTTGGTCAAACCCAAGAAAGGCAAAACTGTTGCTGGTGTACCTAGTTTGTTTGCTAGTGATTGGCATTGGGGTGAAGTTGTTGATCCTGACCAAATTAATGGGGTTAATGATTTCAATGTAGCAATAGCCCAAGATAGAGCAAAAGTAATGGTTGAAAAGACTATTGATTTGCTAAAGAATCACATTGCCCATTCAGATTATCCGGG